CGGTGGCTACGGCGGCGGCTACGGTGGTGGCGATTTCGCCAACGGCCGACGAATCAACTAGGAGCATCACTATGGCAGGTCCAGCAGGCGGCATACAAGCAGCAGCTCAAAGAAGGGCGCAGCAAGGCGTTAATCCTACGTTGGTTCAGGCTAATCAACCTCAGCAGTTTACGCAGTTTGCAGGCGCAGGTGATCCTATTGTGGATGGCAACGTGGCGCAGACGATAGCTAACACTGTAGGCAATGCTGCACGTCAAACAGCGGCGGGAATGAGTTTTCAGCCACTAAATGTTCAAGCCGCCCAGATTGGCTCGCAAGGCTATAACGCAGCTCAGGCAGCAGCTCAGCAAGCGGGATCTCAGGGATACACGGCAGGCGGTTATACAGCGGCAGATGCGGCAGCTCAACAGGCTACTGCTCAACAAGGCGCAGCACAACAAGCCGCTGTGACTCAGGCCGGATCTCAAGGCTATGATGCTAATTTAGCGGCCGCTCAAAGAGCTACAGCACAAGGTTATAACGCTACAGCAGCACAAGCCCAAGGATATGAAGCCCAAAGAGCTGCGGCAGAGAGAGCAGCAGCAGAGAGAGCTACAGCCCAAGGTTATGAAGCTCAAAGGGCGGCAGCGGAAAGAGCTACAGCTCAGGGATATGAGGCTCAGAAAGCAGCAGCAGAAAGAGCATCCGCTGAAGGCTATGGCGCAGAGCGTATTGCAGGCATTGGTCCTGTTACGGCAGATCGAGTCACCGCAGGTCAGCTAGCAGGCACCAGTTTAGACCCTTACTTTAACCCTTACGAATCTCAGGTAGTACAGCAGTCGCTATCAGATCTTGAGCGTCAAAGGTTGATGCAGCAGAACGTCACTGGGGCGCAAGCTCAGGCAGCGGGCGCGTTCGGTGGTTCACGTCAAGGCATTGCAGAGGCAGAGACTAATCGAGCATTTGCAGAGCAGGCAGCTCGCACAGCGGCAGGACTACGTCAGGCAGGCTTCACACAGGCTCAGCAAGCAGCGCAGCAGGACATCGCTACACGCATGCAGGCAGGACTAGCTAATCAAGCTACAGGCTTACAAGCAGCTACTACAACAGCCAACCTTGGTCAGCAAGCGCAAATGGCCAATCAGGCAGCAGCGAATCAGGCATCTCAATTTGGTGCTCAAGCTAGAAACGTGGCGGGCCTACAAAACGCACAACTTGGCACCCAAACTAATCTTGCTAATATGGCAGCGGCTAACCAAGCTGCTCAATTCGGCGCACAGGCTCAAAATGTAGCAGGATTGCAAAATGCCCAATTAGGTACACAGGCTAACTTAGCGAATCAAGCAGCGGCTAACCAGGCTGCTCAGTTTGGAGCACAAGCACAGAATGTAGCGGGATTGCAAAACGCTCAGCTCGGTACTCAGGCAAGCTTACAGAACGCTCAGCTAGGAACTCAAGCCAACCTTGCTAATCAAGCCGCCCTTAATCAGGCAGCACAGTTTGGTGCTCAGGCTCAGAACGTCGCAGGTCTACAGAACGCAGCAGCTCAGAATCAAGCAGCCCAATTCGGTGCTCAAGCGCAAAATGTTGCGGGTCTCCAGAATGCACAACTTGGGACTCAAGCAGCACTCCAAAATGCAGCAGCTCAAAATCAAGCAGCGCAATTTGGCGCACAGGCAGGCAATGTTGCAACCCTTGCGAACACTGCGGCATCTAATCAAGCGGCTCTTCAAGGAGCACAGCTAGGCACTCAGGCTAGTTTGCAGAACGCTCAGCTCGGCACTCAAACTGCTCAGCAGAACGCTCAACTGGCTACGCAGGCTGCATTGCAGAACGCAGCACAGCAGAATGCAGCGGCTCAGTTTGGTGCTCAAGCAGGCAATGTAGCGTCTCAGTTCGGCGCACAGGCGGGCAACGTAGCAGCACTACAGAATGCTCAGCTAGGCACACAGACAAATATAGCCAACATGGGCGCACTGAACCAAGCAGGACAGTTTGGGGCAGCGGCAGCTAATCAGGCGGCTCAGGCTAACCAAGCAGCAATGATGCAGGCCCAGACAGCTAACCAGGGCGCAGGACTCTCTGCTAATCAGCAGCGTCTAGGGGCAGCAGGTCAGCTAGCTAACATCGGCAACCTCGGGTTCGGCATGGTTCGTAACGTGCAGCAAGACATCGCTCAGGCAGGCTTACAGCAGCAAATGGCACAGCAGGCTCTGATAGACGCAGCACGAGGACAGTACGCAGGATACACCGGCGCACCAACTCAGGCTCTACAGACTCAGCTAGGCGCGTTCGGTGGCTCTCAGACAGGCGCTCAGACGCAAACCTCTAGCAAGCAGCCAGGACTATTCGACTACTTGCAGCTCGGCGCGTCAGTATTCCGACCCGGAGGCTAAGGAGTTCTCATGAACTATCAAGACTACGTCAAAGCTCAGCAGATGCAGATGCAAGTACCTCAGTATCAAACCGCTCAGATGATGCCAATGCAGCCTATGGAATCAATGGTCACTATGCAGCCTATGACGGCTGAGGAGCAGGAGTACAAGCGTCAGCAGATGGCTATGTCTGGCCTAGACCCTGACAGCATGGGTGACCGCATGCGCTACGCCGGGCAGAACGTGATGGCTATACCTGCCCGCATCATGGAAGCACCGAGTACAATAGGCAAGAAAGCCAAGAAGCAGGCAAAGGGTCTGCTAGATCTATTTAAGTAGAGAGAGAATTATGGCCGGTTTATTAGACGATTACAGGCTTCAGCCGAATCTACCCGCAGCAATGGGTCAGACGCCTATGCCAGATATGTCGGCGCTCAATCAGGCAGATAATCTAGGTAGGCTTAATCAGATGGCTAATCAGCCTACACCTCCCCAACCACCTCAGACTCTCGGTAGCCGAGCTATGGGGATTCTTGGCGCTATTGGTGGCGGGATTAAGCGAAGCGTTCAAGATCCTAACTTTGCTGATCGTTTAGTAATTGGTTTGGGCGGCATGACCATGAACCCTAACCAGGTCCTCATGCAGCAGGCAGCAGCTAACATCGAGCAGCGTCGCAAGACTGAGCTGCTAAGCGCAGAAGCCAATAAGACTATTCAATATCTCAGAAGCAAGGGTCGAGAAGATCTGGCGAAGATGGTTGAGTCACAGCCAAGCACTGCAAGGGCTGTTCTAGAAGAATACCTAAAGGCTGAGATTCGTCCAGGCTCAGGTCTTAAGACTAGTGCGGTAATGACCGATCCTAATACTGGAACTCAATATGTGGTAGCTACTGATCCCAATACCGGTGATGTGTATAGAAGAGATATTGAAGGCGCGACAGCTCTAACCCCGAAGCAAGAGTTAGAAATGGAATCAACTGCCGCTCTAAGAGAGCAAGACATACAAACCGCTATGAATGCAGGCACTAAGGCGTTTGGTCAGGTAGAATCAATTGATGCACAAATTGATAAACTTTACGAGGCTCTTGGTGCTGTTCGTGATGGTGCTGAGTCTGGATTCATTAGACAATTCCTGCCCTCCTTCGATGCAGCCACAGCTCAGCTAAGAGCAATGGGTAACGCTCTGGGTATTGATATTATCAACTCAGCTACATTTGGAGCACTCAGTGCCCCAGAGCTGAGATTGGCTCTATCCACAGGATTAGATCTAAGCCTCTCAGGCAAGCAGCTAGAGGATCACATCGCAGCCAAGATTAGAGCGCAAACAAAGCTAAGGAACGCTCTATACGAAAAGTCTAGAGAGCTAACAACAGGAATTGGATACAGCGAATTCATCCAGAAGAATAGAGTAGTACCATTGGCACCTCCTCCTGGCGTTGATCCTCTTATATGGAGAGATATGCTGCCAGAAGATAAACAAGAATTTATGGAGGCGGGCAACTAATGGCAGAAGAATTAACAGAAGCTCAGAAAGCAATTCTTGCGCGTGTTGAGTCTAGAATGGCTCAGAATCAAAGCATCTACCCAGAAGGCCCTGGTTCTGTAGCTAGGCCTCCTGCGCCTTCGCAAATGGGTCGCATGGGTATACAAGGCATGACGTTTGGCTTTGGTGATGAGATTGAGGCGGCTATCAGATCGATGTTTCCGGGTGGTGCTGCCTACGAGGTAGAGAGAGACAAGATACGCCAAGAGTTAGCTCAGTACCAAGCAGAGAACCCTGGCAAGGCGATTACGATGGAGGTTCTAGGATCTCTAGCGACTAACGTAGGCGCGGGTCTATACGGAAAAGCTCGTGGCCTTATATCAGGAGGTAAAGAACTTCCGTCATTACCAAAGGTTTCCCTAATAGGTGCAGCGGAAGGCGGTTTGTATGGTCTTGGTACATCCGAGTCTGAAACCTTGGCCGGCCAAGCTGCTGACGTTGGCAAAGGTATAGCTGTTGGTACTGCTGTCCCTGCGGGACTAACAGGCGCTGTCAGAGCAAGTGGCGGTCTATTCCGTAGCGTTGCTGACTACGCTAGAGAGAAGTTTGGCAATAGAGCCTCTAACGCTGTTCAAGCTGAGATCATGAGAATCATTGAGAAGAGCGGCAAGTCAGCAGATGAGATAGTTCAAGACATAATTGACGGCAGAATATTGTCCGACAATAAGACTCTTTTACCTATCCTTAAGAATTATGTGGTAGAGGGTGGGCAGTCTGGCGCAGAGGTGCTGAGGCGAGGCACAGAAAGAGCTAGGACTACTTCGGCAAGAGCACAAGAAGAGCTAGCAGGATCTTTAACTCCTGGTATGGATGAGAACGTCATTCGCGGCATGCGTCAAGCAGACGATGTTCTAAAGCAGATGGAAAGCCAAGCTTATAAAGAAGTGTTTGGGAAGTCTGGAGACCTTAGTGTCGACCTTTCTAATCAATTATTGTCCATCTATCAAAGATACCCTGAGATAGCTGAAAATGCTCAAAAGCTGTACAAACGTAGAAGAAACTTAGTTCCATTATTGTCCACTTCTGACAACGGTGCGGTAGTTTTTTCTCGTGCTCCAAATCTAGAAGATGCTGAATTAGCTTATCAAATGGTTAGAGATCTTGGCAGCTCTGAGTATAGAGCGGGCGCAGGCACAATGGGGGCTGCTGTTGTAGATGACGCTAAAATTTTAAAAAGTTCAATAGACTCATTCTCTCCAGATCTAGCCGCAGCAAGAATGGCTGCAAGTACTCGCAGAGGTATTAGCGAAACATTTGAAGAGGGCAAAAAGTCTTTAAATAAAAATGCTGACGAGGTTGTGTTATTTATTGAAGATCTTGCTGAAAGCCCAGAAAAGCTACGGGCTTACCGAGCAGGATTTATGTCTGCTATTAGAGATAAGGCTAGACGTCAGAAGACAACATTAGCAAAGCTAGCAGATGAAGAATCTCAATTTGGTCAATTACTTAGAATAATTCTTCCAGAAGAGGATATTGACCGTGTAGCTAGGCAGTTAGATATTGCAGGACAATCTCAGGAAATAGCATCTAAGCTACCTAATACGGCAGGTTCTCCAACTGAGCTTCTAAGAAGGGAGCGAGCTGCATCTGGAATGGATGTCGGCTTAGAAGAAATAGGCAGGGCCGCTAATTTTGATCCTAGAGCTATTGTAGGCATGGTCTCTAAGATGATTGCTAAAGAGACGCCAGGACTAAGCGATGCGGAGCGGATGGGTGTGGTTAATATGCTTTATTCAGATAATCCATCTCTTGTTATGGATGCTCTAACGAATCAAGATGCACTTGATAGGCTGATGGATATGATCTCTCGCAGATTGGCTCAGGCAGCACCGGCGGCTCGTCGAGCAACAACGCAGCAAAGTGTAGGACTGTTGGATCAAATTACAGGCGGTAATCAATGAAGCCAAAGCAACTCACAGACGACGAAATTGAAAGCATCGTAGCAACGGCTATTACTGATGCGGTGGACTTTGTTGAGTCAGAGATAGCACCTGAACGCATTAAGGCGCAACGCTACTTTGACGGCGAGACTAACCTTGGTTTTGAGGATGGTCGATCTAAGGTTGTGGCTACAAAGGTGCGCGACTCTATTCGTGGCATCAAGCCTAGCCTCATGCGTATATTCCTATCTACTGAGCGCCCGGTAGAGTTTGTGCCTCGTGGCCCAGAGGACGTTGCAGGCGCAGAGCAGGCTACCTCGTATATGCACTGGAAGTTCGGTGAGATCAACGGTTATAAAGTTCTCTCTGACGTATTCCACGACGCCCTAGTGAAGAAAAACGGCATAGCCAAGATCTACTGGGAAGAGTACCAAACAGGTAAGACCTACACGTTTACTAATCTCAGCGACGAAGAGTTTGCTCTGATTGTGAACGAGGACGACATTGAGGTCATCGAGCACTCAGAGGTTATTGAGATCGAGATGGATCAGATGGGCATGCAGGCACAGACCCGCAAGCACGACATCAAGATCATCAAGACAAAGGACGACGGCAAGCTTTGCGTAGAGTCTGTGCCTCCAGAGGAATTCTTTGTAGACCGCAACGCTCGTAGCATTGACGACGCCTATGTAGTGGCTCACCGCACAGAGATGCGTGTGGCTGATGTTGTGGCAATGGGTTATGACTTTGATGAGATCTCAGAGCTATCAGGTATCTCAGAGACTGACAGCCTGGTAGATGAGGAAGACTTCGCTCGACGTGGCTACAGCCGGGATCGTGCAGAGGAAGACTACAACGATCCGTCAATGAAAGTGGTCCTTATTACTGAGGCCTACATGCGCGTTGATGTGGACGGCACAGGCGTACCTCTCCTGCACAAGTTCACAATGGGCGGCAACGGATACAAGCTTCTGGATCTCATGCCATGCGACGAGGTCCCATTCGCTGTGTTCGAGTGTGACCCAGAGCCTCACGCATTCTACGGCCGATCAGTGGCTGATCTGATCATGAACGACCAGGACGCATCTACGTCAATGCTCCGTGGCATGCTAGATAACGTGGCTCTGACTAACAACCCACGTCAGCAAGTGATCGAAGACCTAGCTAATATGGACGACGTTCTCAACAACGAGATCGGCGCTATTGTCCGTGTTAAGCAGATGGGCGCGATACAGGATCTATCAGTACCATTTATTGCAGGCAGCACCCTGCCCGCTATGCAGTA